TCAACAAACCAGTGGGTGGCGAGTGGTGGGGCACCAGAGTTTACGAATTATACAGTGACACCTAACATTGATGGTTGGTTTTTGGTGTCGGCAATTTACACACCCACAGGCGCAACTGGAGTCAAAACCATTGCATTTCTATTAGGCAACCCCGTAGTGGGTCAAACCGTCAGCTTCGACACACCGCAGATCGAAGCAGGCTCATTCCCCACCAGCTACATCCCGACGACGACTGGCACATTGGCTCGTAGCGCGGATGTGTGTAGTATTACGGGGGGTGATTTTAATAACTTCTATAATCAGAGTGAGGGGACATTGTTTTCTAATTTGTCCAGTGAAAGTGGGTTTTTAGGACGAGCTGTTACTGCCGTTGGATCAAGTTCCGCAGAGCAAGTCGCCATTGGGCGGGATGTTACTAGAGTTAGATCTGGATCAGTTGATATTGGTTCTTTTTATGTTAATACAACACTTTTAGGAAAGAGGGCTGTAGCTTATGCCATAGATCAACAAGCAGCGTCTCGACTCGGTGGTGTAGTCTCTAGTACAAATGCTGGGTTACCGTCTGGAATGTCCTCTTTAATTATAGGTGGTACAATTGGAGTTACTACTACCGTGACTGTATCCGCCATCCGCTACTACCGCAAACGCCTGCCCAACGCAAAACTCCAAGCCCTCACGGCATGATCACCGATTATTTGCTTAAATTCCCCGACCGCACCACCGCAGTCCAGTTCGGATTAGCCAACGGATTTGCTGTAATCGACGACGAAGGCAACGAGCAAATCACCCTTGCGTCACATGAGTATGCGCTTTGCATCATTGGCGAGCACAACGGCGATGGGCAATGGTGGGTGCTATTCAGAGATCTCGTAGGCATCCCGATTCCCGCAGGCGGCGAGCAGTTTATCGCGTGGTCTTCCAGCTCCGGCGAGCAACGCCCCTCCGACGAATCCACACCTAACATTTTCTGGGCCTAACCCACAACACGAATAGAAATCTATGAGCGCAGTCCCTCCATCCTTCCTCCCGCAGACATCCTTCTCCACGTTGGCCCAGCAGCCGATCTCCAGCACTGGCCTGCCTGGCTCAGAGCTCGACGGCGAGTTTGCCCGCGCCGCCGACAGCATCAATCAGATCAAGAACCGGCTCTCCGAGGTGCAGCGCGACGACGGCAAGCTCCGCAACAACGTGGTGAGCATCGAGTCGCTTTCAGAGAGCGTGCGAAACATGCTCGCCACATCTGGCGCTAGGCCGGTCACGTGGTCGGTCGGAGGCCAGTACGCGGTTGGGGACCTGGTGTCCAACCCTCCCAGCATGCCAGGGACTTTCATTTGCATTTTTGCTCACACGTCATCGAACGCCTTCACCAGCGACTTGGCCAACTGGGCACTCATCGCGGCCCCATCGGCAGCGGGCGTCCTCTACACCAACACGTTCATTGGCGATGGCTCCACCACGGCATTCACACTCACTCAGCAGCCAGCATCGAAGAACAACACGCAGTTGTTCATTGATGGTATCTACCAACCCAAAGACGGCTACTCACTAAGCGGCCAGACGCTCACCATCACCCCAGCACCGGCGATCGGCTCGGACATCGAGGTAAGCATCGGCGCACCATCCACATCAAACATTGTGACGGTAACTGACAACGCGATCAGCACATCGAAGATCGAAGACCTGGCTGTCACCACATCAAAGATTGCAAACCTGTCCGTGACTGACGCCAAGCTGGCCAATGGATCGGTATCATCGGTGAAGCTCGCCGACTCAGTGGTGTCCACTGATAAGCTGGCCGCTGCCGCCGTCACGTCCGACAAGATATTGAATTCCTCCGTCACTTCGGAGAAAATTGCCGCTCTATCCATCACTTCAGATAAGATCGTAAACAACTCGATCAGCTCATTGAAGCTCGCTGACAACGCCGTGGCTACATCGAAGATCGTTGATCTTGCCGTCACTGAGTCAAAGATCGCAGCGGGATCGGTTAGCTCTGGCAAGATCGCCGATAACGCCGTGACCCAGGCAAAGGCAAACAACATGCTTTTGCCCGCTGGTGCCGTGATGCCGTTTGCCATGAACTTGGCTCCGGCTGGGTGGCTCGCCGCCAACGGCGCCGCCGTCAGCAGGACCACCTACGCGGCCCTCTTCGGCGCTATCGGAACCACCTATGGCGCTGGTGACAACAGCACCACATTCAACCTTCCTGATCTGCGCGGCTACTTCGTTCGTGGATCTGGAACAAACTCGGACGGATCAGCTTCTGGAACGTTTGGCGCAAAACAACAAGACGAACTAGAGAGCCATACCCACACAACCGGAAAAACTGGAACCGGAACAACGCCAGACGCTCAGCTTTCATCTGGATTAACCTATGTCACCGGAAATGGCGCGACGGTCACTGGTGCGACAGGTGGCACTGAAACCCGCCCAAAAAACATTGCATTGCTTTACTGCATCAAGCACTAATCGCGCAGAACGACCAACCATAAACCTTTATGAGCATCAAACGAGTCACGACAAGGGCCACCGAAGACGGCCAGATCACATCCGCAAAGATAGCAGATGGGTCCATCACATCAGGGAAAATTGCCAACAGCGCAGTAGAGTCAGCGAAGATCGCATCGGGAGCCGTGGATGCTACCAAGCTCGCGGACAACGCGGTGACGATTGGTAAAATCGCGGATGGAGCGGTAAGCCTGAATAAGCTCGCTGCCAACTCGGTGGACGCGGGTAAGATCGCTGATGGTGCCGTCACTCCAGCAAAACTATCAACCGCAGGCCCATCTTGGGATTCGGCTGGAGGAACATTTTTACTCAGCCAGCGAGTACTTGAGGTAGGTTATGGGATCACATCAAATACCGATTCTGTAATTGATTTTCATTCTGTTTTTCCAGTGCTTGATTATGAGGCTAGGATTGTCAGATCATCTGGAGCAAACGGAACATTTTCAATTTCAAACAATGGTACTGGAGCAATTATATTATCCGCATCTGGTGGGGTGACATTTGGTTCTGCTAACATGCCAAACCCCGCTGGCACTGCCCCCATCTACGGCGCTCGCGCATGGGTGAATTTCAATGGCACCGGTACGGTGGCGATCCGTGGCTCAGGCAATGTCTCGTCGATCACCGACAACGGGGTTGGCGACTACACCGTCAACTTTACCAATGCTATGCCTGATGCTAATTACGCCGTCACTGGCGCCCAGCAGAGGGGAGTGTCTGACACACGTGGAACTGCGTTTGAGATTGAACCTGCAACATCGCCAACAACGTCAAGCGTCCGCGTAAGAACGATCACTGTCAACACTAGCCCAGGCGTTGTGGACTGCGCTGGTGTCTATATTGCCATCCATCGCTAAGAAAAACTGAACATGAACCAACTCATCATTTATCAAAACACCGAAGGCGGAGTGTCTGTCATCATCCCAACGGGGGAGATCCCGATCGAGGACGTGATTGCAAAAGACCTCCCCGCCGGAGTCGAATACTCCGTGGTGGACGCGAGCGACCTTCCATCCGACCGCTACTTCCGCAAAGCCTGGCGCGCTGCCGATGGCGGCGTGGAGATTGACATCGAAGCAGCCAAGGGAATCCAGCGCGATAAGTGGCGTGAAGCCCGCGCGCCGAAGCTCGCCGCGCTCGACGTTGATTACATCCGCGCCATGGAGCAGGAAGATCCGGTTCAACTGTCCACGATCGCCACCAAGAAGCAGGAGCTTCGGGACGTGACCGCTACGCCGCTTCCTGATGACATAGCCGGCATCAAGGAAACTTGGCCCGAAATTCTTTAATGGCTCGCAAAAAACAAGAGCTCTCGCCACTTGAGCAGGCCGAGCTTCAGCTCAAGGCGGCAAAGCGCCTCCTCACCGCAAGGAAAGCGCAGGATAGCCTGTTGGATTTCGTCAGGATGATGATGCCTGATCCGGAGGATCCAGACAACACCGACCGCTCGCGCTACGCGATCGCTCGCCACCACGAGGTGTTCGCTGCCGCCCTGGAGGCGGTGGAGAAGGGCGAGATCCCGCGCTTAATCATCACGGTGCCGCCGCGGCACGGAAAGAGCCAGCTCGCATCCAAGGCGTTCCCTGCGTGGTTCATGGGGCGCGACCCGTACCGCCAGATGATCGTGGCATCCTACTCGTCCACCATGGCCGAAGACTTTGGCCGCGAGGTGAGGCAATACATGCAAAGCCCCACCTACCAGCAGATTTTTCCCAACTGCCAGCTCCGCAAGGGCGGAGCATCGTCCGACCGCATCCAGACCGAGCAGGGCGGAATTGGCGTGTTCGTTGGCGCCGGCGGTGCCCTTACTGGCCGCGGCGCGGACGTGCTGCTCATCGACGACCCAGTGAAGGACCGCGAGGACGCCGACTCCGTGACCATGCGCAATAAGCTCTGGGGTTGGTTCACGGACGTTGCCATGACCCGTCTCATGGGCGGCATGGGGCGGGTGGTCATCATCATGACCCGATGGCATGAGGACGATCTTGTTGGCCGCCTCACCGACCCGAACAACCAATACTACAACGCCGATGAAGCGAAGCAGTGGAAGATCATCCACTTCACCGCGCTCGCCGAGGACGGTGACATCATGGGGCGCGAAAAGGACGAGCCGCTCTGGCCGGAGCGCGTCACCAAGGAGTTCCTTTCCTCCCAACGCCGGATCAACCCACGAGGTTTCGCGGCGCTCTACCAAGGCCGGCCAGCGCCCGAGGAGGGCGACTTCTTCAAGCGCGAGTGGCTCGCCACCTACCAGCCCTCCGACCTCCCTCGCAACCTCCGCATCTACTGCGCATCAGACCACGCGGTCAGCACTGCCCAGGACCGCGACCCGACCGTGCTCATGGCTGCCGGCGTGGACGAGCAGGACAACATTTGGATACTGCCCGACGTGTGGTGGAGGAGGGAGGAGACTGACAACGTGGTGGACGCCATGCTCGAAATGATGGCGCGCCACAAGCCGCTGATATGGTGGGCTGAGCGCGGCCACATCTCCAAGTCGATCGGCCCGTTCCTGCGCAAGCGAATGCAGGAGGAGCAGATTTACTGCGCGATCGACGAGGTGGTTCCGGTCAAGGACAAGCAGACGCGGGCGCAGGCGATCCGTGGCCGCATGGCCATGGGCAAGGTGCGCTTCCCTGGCTTCGCCCCGTGGTGGGAGGCGGCCCGCCACCAGATGCTCACATTCCCATCCGGCAAGCACGACGACTTCGTGGACACCCTGGCCTATGTCGGCCTCGGGCTAGGCCGCATGACCACGGCCACCAGCCCCGTGCGCAAGAAGGCGGAGCCGACCACCGGCACCTTGGCGTGGGTGAAACATCGATCCGACATCGAAGCCCGCTACAAAGCGCAAGCAAAAACTATTGCTGGTTTCTGATAAACAACATACACTAGCCACCAGACAGCCATGACCGAAGAATTTCAAGCACCAGAAGACAGCATTGAACCAATGACCACCGAGATGGCGGTCAAGAGCGGCATGCTGCGCGAGAAGCCGGAGATTGACGCGAGCCGATCGGCGCTGGTCAAAAAGTGGCAAGGCAAGATCCAGGAAGCGAAGGCCCACTGGAAAGACGACTTCAATCGCATGAAGGAAGATCAGGGCTTCGTCACCGGTGCCCAGTGGGAAGGCGTGGAGGATGATGACAAGTACACCGCCAACATCATCCAGCGGCACATCAACCAGCGCGTGGCTGCGCTCTACGCCAAGAACCCAAAGGTGATTGTTCGCCGTCGCAAGACCATGGACTTCAAGGTGTGGGACGGATCGGTGGATCAGCTCACCGGCATTCAGCAGGCGATGGAAATGGCAATGCAGGCTGGCGCGCCCATGCCCCCGCAAACCCTCTCACTCATCGAGGACGTGTCTCAGGGCGTGAGCCGCAAGCAGATGCTCCAGAAAGTGAGCGACACGCTCAGCATCCTCTACGATTACACGCTTAACCAGCAGGTTCCGCCATTCAAAACCCAGATGAAGGCGCTTGTGCGCCGCGTCTGTACCACTGGCGTGGGCTTTGTAAAGATTGGCTTCCAGCGCATCTTGGAGCGCACTCCGGAGGACGTGGAGCGCATCAATGGCCTCACTGAGCAGATCAGCATGATCGAGCGCCTCACCGCCGACAAGGTGGATGACAAGCTGGAAGACGGCAACCCAGAGCTGGAACAGCTCCGCCTCCAGCTCCAGGACTATCAGAGCCGCGAACAGCAGCTCGTGCGCGAAGGACTCGTCTTTGACTTCCCTTCGTCCACCTCAATCATCGTGGACCCAGCCTGCCGCCACCTTCGCACTTTTATCGGCGCCAGGTGGATTGCCGAGGAGTACGTTCTCACCGTCGATGATATCAAGGAGATTTACGGTGTGGACCTGTCCACCTCGGGATCCGCCACGTCCTACGATACCAGCACCAAGAATGGCATCCCTGGGCTCAGAGAGAAGCTGGAGTCCGTCACCAATGGCGGCAGCAAGAGGGACCGCAAGGTCGATGGCGTGAAGGTTTGGGTGGTGTGGGATAAGTCCGCCGGTCAATACTGCGTGATCGCGGAAGGATATGAAGACTTCATCGTCGAGCCCCAGCAGCCGACTATCCAGCTTGAGCGGTTTTGGCCGATCTTCCCGCTCATCTTCAACGAAGCGGAGAACGAGAACAGCATCTACCCGCGCAGCGACGTACACCTCCTGAAGCCGATTCAGAAGGAATACAACCGTTCGCGCGAGGGATTACGCCAGCACCGCATCGCGAACCGCCCAGCCACCGCGGTGGCCGCCGGCCAGCTCGACGAAGAGGATGTGGAGAAGCTGAAGAACCGCCCCGCCAATGCGGTCATCACGCTCAACGCGCTGCCGCCCAACGGCAATGTCAACAACCTACTCCAGCCGATCCAGCACGCAGCGATCGACGCCGCCCTCTACGACACGTCCGCGCTTTTTGAGGACCTGCTTCGGGTGGTTGGCCAGTCCGACTCCAGTATCGGCAGCGCAACCAGCGGCGTGACAGCCACCGGCGACTCGATTGCCGAGCAGAACCGCACCGTGGCGCTTGCCTCCAACGTTGATGACCTCGACGACATGATGATCGAGCTGAGTCGATCGGCTGGGCAAATCCTGCTCATGGAGATGTCCAACGAGACGGTGATGAAGATCGTCGGCCCTGGCGCCGTGTGGCCGTCGCTGTCCAATCAGGAGATCGCTGACGAGCTTCTACTTGAGGTTGAAGCCGGATCCTCTGGCCGCCCGAACAAGGCTGCTGAGGTGGCCAATATCGAGCGCATCACGCCGCTCTTGCTCCAGATCCCTGGCGTTCGCCCCGACTGGCTAGTGAAGCAGCTCATCACAAGGCTTGACGATCGCATTGACCCAACTGACGCCATCGCCTCCGGCCTTCCGTCCATCATTGCTCAGAACGTAATGAGCAAGCTGATGGGTGGCGCGCAGGGCGGGCCACCGCAGGAAGGCACTGAATCTCAGGGTGGCGCCGACAATGAAGAGGCCCCACCGCAGGGGCCGCCGCCAAGCGGACCGCCTTCCAGCCTGCCGCAGATGGCCGGCGGAATGCCAATGCAGTAATACTTTGCTGACGAATTTTTGTCCGATGAATATGTTGACAGTGTAGGGCGACCACCATACACTGACCAGCATGACGATCAATGAAGCGTCGGACTCGTCTTCCGACCACGCACCAGACCTTGACATAGCATCCAACGAGCAATCGACGGATGCTGTAATCGAACAGAGCGCAGAGCAACCGACTGAAACGCTCGCAGTCAACCCCGAGGACGCAAAACCCTCATCCCTTCTCGACCTCGTGAAAGACGTGGTGGAGAAGACCGAGGCCGAAGCCCCGTCCAGCTCGGAGGCCAAAGAATCGGATTCTCCCGAATCCGGCGATGCCAAGAAACCAGCCGATCAGCCGTCGAGTGACGAACCTGACAGCAAGGACGAAGCAAAGCCGGAGGATGACGAGAAGCTCCCGTTTCACAAGCACCCACGCTTTCAAGCGGTAATCAGGGAAAAGAACGCCTTCAAGGCCGAAGCAGAGGCCCACAAGGCCGACGCCACCCAATTCCGCGCGATCTCAGACTACATGACCCAGACGGGGCTCACCCCCGATGAAGTCAACCAGGGTTTTGAGATCATGGCGGCATTGAAAAATGACCCGTTGAAAGCAAGAGAAATGCTGCTCAAGACCATTGAGCCTCTCAACGTTCTCGCAGGCGAAGTCCTGCCGGACGATGTGAGCCAGATGGTTGAGGATGGCGACATCAGCGAATCTGCCGCCAAGGAACTGGCAATGGCTCGCGCGCGTGTTGCAATTCAAGAGCACCAGCAAAGAGAGGCACTGGAAAACCAGAAGGCCATCTCGGAGCGAAATGCTCACCAGCAGATCGTAAGTGCAGTTGAAACATGGGAACAGCAGGTCGCGGCACGCGATCCCGACTATGAGGCCAAGAAGGCGCTTGTCTTCAAGAACATCCGACTCGCGCACATGGAGCGCCCCGCTCGCAACCCGCAGGAAGCCGTGGCTATCGCCGAGGCAGCTCTGAAGGAAGCGACCGAGATCCTCTCCAACGTGCTACCAAAGCGGGTGGCCATGAAGCAGCCCGTCTCCACGCAATCAGCAAGCCACGCAAAGCCTCAGCCTAAAAACCTAAACGATGCCGTGAAACTTGCTCTCAACTCATAACCCCTAACGAACCAAATCATTATGGCACTTACCCAAGCACAAATGGACGCGGTTGCAAGCTACGCTCTGGA